ATAGCGGAGTTGTTCACGGCCCTTGCAAAGGCCTTTGAATGGCTAGCCGAGAAAATAACGTGGTTACTCAATAAGATAGGGCTTATATCGGACGCGACATTGGAAGCCGCCCGGAGCACTAGCACTCTAGAGAAGGAAACGCAGCGCATATACAGGGCGGAAACGGATATGCTTGTGCCTATGGCACGGATGAAAAGGGAAATGGAGGAGTTAAAGACCCTAGCGGCCGACCAAAACAAGAGCACTGAGGAACGCCGGAAACTGTTAGAGCGGGCGACCGAGAAACTGCACGCTATCCGCGACATGGAGGTACAGATACTAGAGGCCAAGTACAAGCAAATTAAAGCCCAAAATGAGTTGGGATACACATCAGACGAGGACGCGCGGAAGGAACAGGAAGCCCTAGCGGCGCTAGAGCAGGCTCGCGCCAATTACGCCACGCAGGAGAAAGAGATATACGGACAGTTGACAGGCTACGAAAAGGCGGATGCGGCAGCCAAAGAGGCAAATATTAAGGCAGCACTAGACGCTAGGAGGAAAGCCGCAGAGGACGCAGAGAAGGCAGAAATAGACGCAGCCAAACGCGCGGCGGATGAGAGGACTAAAGCGCAACAAGCCATATTGAAGCAATACGCGGATGCTATCGAGGCTATGCAATTGCAGATTGCCGAGAACGAAATGAAGAACGGCGCCGCAACACTGGAAGAACAACAGCAGGTTATCAACGCGCAAATTGAAGCCGAGAAGTACAAGAGGCAGCAGAACCTAATCGGAGAGCAGGAGTACCTCAACAACGTTAAAGCCTTGCAACTAGAGTTCGCCGCATCAGTGAAGGCCGAGGAGGACGCACGGACGCAGGCAGACCGAGACCGTCAAGCAATGGAGATTGAAAATCAAAGGCAGCTAGACGATATCAAGTTAGGCAACTCGCTAGAGGCCGACCTTATCCGGCTGGATATGAAGAGGGACGCGGAGGTAGCAGCAGCCGAGGCGATAGGAGCCGAGACGGACAGTATATACGAGCGTTACGAACTTATCAAGTCACAGCGGGAAAAGGCAGCAGCGAATGCGCGTGTGGCATTGGCGGGTGATGTAGCCGGACAATTGTCCACGCTATTAGGCGAAGAATCCGCAGCAGGTAAAGCCGCCGCGATAATGCAGGCCACAATCAACACATATCTAGGCGCTACCAAGGCATTGGCGCAGGGCGGAATCCTTGGAATCGCACAGGCCGCTATTGTAGTCGCCGCGGGGATGAAGCAAGTAATGAGCATTACGAAAACCAAGGAGCCAGATACCAAGGTACGCACGCCGTCAGTGAAATACGCGAAGGGTGGACAGATTTACGGCCCTAGCCATTCCGCCGGGGGTGTAACGTTCGTAGGTTCTAACGGGCAGCGATTTGAGGCTGAAGGCGGCGAGAACATGTACATTCTTAACCGGAGGGCTTCCGGGGCTATTAACGCGCTGTCAGCACTTAACATGGAGTACGGCGGGCGTTCTTTCGGTTCTTCCGGTGTGTACCGTTACGCGAACGGGGGGAAAATTTCGGTAGGGTCTAACGGCACGGTTAGAATGCCCTCAAATTTCGCCTTATCTGATGACAGCCTGCACAAGTTAGCCGCGATTATGTACGATTCGGTAGCACGCGTTCCAGCGCCGCAGGTCGCAGTGACGGACATAAATGAGGAAACCGAGCGCACACAGAGCGTGCGGGTGGCCGCAGGTATTTAATTGATAGGTAAATAACCCCTTAAATGTAGTTTAATATCATAACTTTGTAACGCAATTAACATAACTACATGAAAAAGTTTGAAAAATTACGAATAATCGAGGCAGGAGAAACCAAAAATGCCATAGAGGACAACGGGAAAAGATATAAATTAGTCATTTCCGCAAAATGTTTTCCTTCCCTCGTGGCGTTAGGAAATGCGCGTCCGATTCACGCACGCCGCACACATAACGGCGATGATTTGTTAGACGGGTATATAGGGAATTTTACCAACTTCTCGCATGATGAAAATGCGGTTTACGCGGATTTAGCAATGTCAGAAGCCCTGGAAACCGCATACCCTTCTGAATTCGCCTTCATGGTAGCCATGATTGAGAAGGAACCAGAATTGCTAGGAGTATCCGTCAATCAAATGGACGTTAAGGTTTTCGATGACGCGACCGAAACGGCTACTGTTACAGAGGTGACAGAACTTTTCAGCGCTGATTTGGTAGGGCTTCCCGCCGCGACTAGTTCACTATTTAGCAATAATAATTTTAAAAATTCAAAGAACATGAGCAAATTTTCATTTAAAGGCCTGATTTCGTCTTTCTCAAAGACGAAGCTAGCAACCGAGACATTTACAACCGTAGACGGAACAGAAATCGTAGTTTCCGCAGCAGGTGACGAAGCGCAGATAGGCGACGCTGTTACATTAGCGGACGGAAGCCCGGCGCCGGACGGGGATTACCAAATCACTACGCCGGACGGGGATATTATTCTAGTCGTTGAGGGTGGCGTAATCGCAGGAGTCAAAGACATAGAGGTAGAAGAACCGGAAAAACCTGCAGAAGAAACCAAAACCGAGGAAGAGAAGAAAACGCCCACACCGGAAGAACTTGCAACGTTACAAGCCGAAGTTACCGCTTTGAAAACGGAAATCGCGGGGCTGATAACCCAGTTAAACCGCAAAACCGGAACCCCTAGCCCTGCAAAGACCGAGCTAAAGACCGAGAAGAAGCCCAAAGGGGAAACCAAGTTAAGCCGTGAAGCCGTTCAGAAGGCATTCAAGGAAAACCGTAACAAGTGGCGTTAATATAATTAATTCATCAAAACTAAAAAACTAGAAACTTATGGCATTTACATTTAGTGACTTAAACAAATTGAACATTGACAGTTTGTCAGATGTTATTTCTTTAACGCTAGGTTTGGAAGGCGAACTTTCCACAGGCGTAACGGTGCTATCCGGAATCGAGAAGGGTAAACCTATATTGACTTTTTCGGCAGCAGACAAGGCGGTAAGACGTTCCGCGGGATGCGACAGCGAGTACAAGTACAGTTCTGTACAGGACAAAGTTAAATATTACGACCATGCACAGATAGAATTGCCTATCGTGGTTTGCTTGCAAGATTTGTGGGGCAAAATGGTAGCTAAAGGTGTACACTTGTCAGACGAATTCGACCAAACTCAGTTGGCGGCGTTCATGCAGTCGGAAATTCTGAAAGTGTTGGAAGCCGATATGCTGCGCCTCGTGTGGTTGGACGGCTTGAAATCCTCTGATACCAATGGAGAATACACCGTATTCAAAAATGGCGGCATCATCAAGCAAATGAACGACTCTACGGAAGAAGTCAGAACGTTCACTCCTACCGATACGGATAGTGTATTGGTTACACTAAAATCGTGTATTGACACGCAGCGTGCGGACCAATTGAACACATCAGAATTTTTCGTATCAAGTGACGTTATGCGTGCGTACAAGAATCTCGTAGAATCCAAAGATAACCATTTGGCACAGGCTAACATGGAGGACGGAAAGCCCGCCTACTATTTTGAAGGATACAAAATCAACGAGTTGCGCCACGTATCTAACAGCGCCAAGGGCGATGAATTAACGGTTCGGTCATTTATCGCGTTCACTCCGAAAACCAACATTCAGTTGGCGTTGGAAGATTCCGCATTGAACATTGCGCCGTTCATTCAAGATGCGAAAGACCGCAAGTATTACAGTACTACTGTGTTCGCTGCTGATGCTATGTTGGCGGTTCCTCAGTACATGAAGTTATACACCGCCGCAGGCGCTTAATCAACTAAAACAAAAGGTATGGCTTGTATAAAAAAACTAAAGCTAGCAGTTACTTATAATTGTGAAGTAGGCGCAACGGGCGTTGCGGAGCTATATCTAATAGATCGTGCCGATATTACTAGCGCTACGGTAAGTGCTGATAATTCGGTATCAGCTATAACACTGGCTTCGGGGGCTAAATCAGTCCCCGTAGACGTTGTTAAAAATGGGGTAAAGGTATTGGAGACATTAAGGGCTACGGACGTTGCTAACGGCCTAGAACAGTCGGTTACTTTAGTACTATACAACAAGTTGACAGACTCCGCACATATATTAGCCGCCCTTCTTGACGGTTCGTATGTAGCGGCGGTACGATTTAAAGATATAAATGCGGCCCGGCAGTTAATCGGGTATTTTAACGGTTTGGAGATATCCGACGTTTCGACGGACAGCAGCGCGAACGGGGGATTTACTACCATTACATTAAAGACACCGGATGACGCTAAAGGCGATAAGAGGTTGACACTTAATAACGCCGCATGGACTACAATAGTTAACGCTAAACTTACATAATTATGGGATGTTTATCAAAATTAAATAGGGCTATCTTAGTGGACTGCAATAGCGGCGCAACGGGCATTGAAGAATTGTTGCTAATCAATTATTCCGAGATTGCTACGCGCGGCTTGTCCGCCGGACAGGCTACATTAACGCTGTCAAGCGGCGGGAAAGCTATCTTAGTGGAGTCCAATAAGAAAGGCGTTAACGCCTCATCAGAAGCCCGTATTAACGACAATGCGCCCGCCGGACTTGCTGATACTGTAACCTTTACGATTTATTCGAAGGGTGCGGAAAGTGCGGATATCGTGAACCGCATTTTAAATGGTCGGTTCGTGGCAGTCGCTAAGATGAAAGAGAAAAATGTATTCCGTGTGTACGGTCTAGTGTACGGGCTTAATATGTCCGCCTACACAGAAGAGGCCAACGCAAACGGTGGGTTTACAACAATAACGTTAACGACGCCGGAAAACGTGATAGGTGAGCAGCGCGCGCACTTCAATCCGACAACGTACACAACGTTAAGAACGGGCGCTATTGTAGCGTAAAGGAGGTAAATATGGCATGTATTAAGAAATTAGAACAGAACGTCACCTTTGATTGCGCGAAGGCGAAAGAACCTACCTCAATGCGTGGAATAGAGGAGCTTATATTAATTAATTATTCCGATATTAGCACTTATTCGGTAGATAGCGCGGGACTGGCGTCAATCACTATGGCTACTGGAAAGAAAGGGTATGTAATCACCAGTGTAAATAACTCCGTATCGGTTAGTATAGCGGCACGCAATAATGACGCTATAATAACAGCGGAGGAACACACCGTAGTTATAAAATTGATTGATAATAGCGAGGCTATGGGCGCTAGTGAGCTATCAAAATTAAGCCTTTCATTGCGTACAGGGACTTTCGCGGCATGTGCGTTGGCCTCATCAGGAAACCGACTTGTGTACGGTCTTATGTCGGGGCTAGAATGTTCCGAAATTGCAGGGGATTCCACGACGGACGGACTTATTACAATAACACTAAAGACGCCGGATAGCGCAGGAGGGGATAGAATGTTAGCTATTACCGAGGGCACATATAACGGGCTGAAGACGCCAAAGGCATAACAATTTAAACTATAAATTAAATGACTAAATTAACCGATATTGGACAGATTTTGGCGCTATGCGCGAAAATGACTAGCTTAAAGTTGGAAGTAGTGTGCGGCTTTGATAGACAGTTCGCCATGAAATGGTACGAAAATGAGTATCTTACCGGACGCCACATACGATATGTGATGAAACCGGATAAATTCATAGCGTCCGTAGAGGACGGAAAGGTTTACCGGGCATTTAACACTCCGGATGCCAAGGCGGTTGAACTCATGGAAAGTAATCCGGAATACCGTGATTTCTTTATTGACATGGAGTCCGTTCCTAACACTATTCCGGAACTAGGTGACGACCCGTTCACACCGGAACCGGAAGTAACAGAACCAGAAGTAACAGAACCTACCGAGGAGGAAATCGCCGCAGCAAAACGCAGCGCAGCCACAAAGAAGGCCGCAGCTACTAGAGCCGCAAAGAAGGCCGCAGAAGAAGCAGAAAATGCGGATATCTCCGAGTTTGATTAATTAATTAATCTAAAGGGGCATGATAGACGGAAAAAGAATATATCTAGCAGTCCGCAAAGCTATTAACCTACTTCCGCGACAGGCGGAAGGGGTTGTTAGCTATGATGCGGATAACCTGTACCCGCAGAGGATAACCAACCTTATAGACGCCAGTAAGACCGCTACGGCGTGTGTGGCAAAAGCATCCGAGAATATAGTATGCGAAGGCTTTGCCGTGGAAGAGTTCGCCCGTATGACGAACGACAACGGGCAGGACATGAACGACATACTGGAATTTATAGGCGAGGACATTCCGAGATTTCGCGGCTATGCGCTGATAGTGCAATACGGAGGCGACTACAAGCCGAAGGCGGTGTATCCTGTTCCGTTCGGCTATGTCCGCGCAGTACTTAACAAGAATTACAAGGAGAATAGCCGCGTAAACAAATGGTTAGTATTTGATAACTGGGACAGGGGGATACTGAAGGACACTAACAGCAAAACCGGAAAGATATACCCCACATTCAACCCGGCTAAATTTGCCGAAGAATGTGAGGAATACGGAGGAATCGAGAATCACCCGGGACAACTGTATTATAGCAATTTTTCGAACCGTGTACCCTATCCTACTAGCCCGTTTCACGCGGTGCAACCCGAAATGGCAGCGGAACGCGGAAACGCCCTGTATGTGGAGAACGTATTATCTAGAGGGTTCCACGCATGTAGCATAGTTACGCACGGAGATTTTGAATCAGACAGGGAACAGGACGATTTCCGCGAAGCCCTTACAAATATGATGGGCGTTGAGGGGACCGGAGCGGTACTAACGGTACGTGACACAGCCGTAGGCATATCGGACAAACCATTTATCCGGGTGGAGCAGGTAGGGACACCGATAGACGCAGACCTGTACGAAAAGTACTCCGAACCGTTAAGGAAAGATATTGCGATAGCGTGCTATACTATCCCTATCCCGTTAATCGACTCGTCATTGATTAACTTTGCGAACGCTTCCGGGGAGGTGGTTAAAGAGATGCAGAAGGTCTATAGACGCTCGTTATCCCGTGTTCGGGAACGCATATCTAGAGATTTGGCGTACATCTTCGACCTAGATACCGCAATGACCGATATAAATAACAACCTCGAAGGGGAAGCCGTGGATACAGCAGCCACGAACCCCGGAGAACAAACCATATAAGTATGGCATATCCTATTGCAAGATTAAGAAGCTTGTTTTCTCTAGCCGCCGATGTCAAGGATACCGACCTAGAGAAAGCATTTTATGAGGCTGACCAACTAGATGTCAAGCCACAAATTTGTATGACCTACGAGGCAACTCCACAAGAATACAAGCCGGATAATGACAATTACGCAGGCCTAGACACCGTTATATGCTATTACGCTTTCGCGCGCTACGCGCAGACGAGCGAACAAAACAGCACGGCAAGCGGAGTTAAGATACAGAACTATCTAGGTAGCTACATATTGCCGGATGTCAACAAGGCAAAGAGATTCGAGGCTGAGAGGGGGAAAGCCGACCAATTTATAGTGCCACTTTTGGAACAACTCCGAAAAGACGGGCTGTTAAAAGATTCGTGCGAATGTAACCGGGTACAAAGTAGAATATGTTTAATAAGGTAATAATGGACGGGATATTAGACGCGGCGCGAATATCGGTTATTGCCTTTATTATGTCAGTAACCAACGACGTTATGACATTTTTTGTACTTATCGTCCTGTTCGGTGCACTGAATTTCGCGGTAGGGCTTGTAGCAGATTTAAGAGCGGGAAAACCGTACTCTCACAGGAAAGCATTCCATGCATTTTTCGAGTACGCGATAGCCGCGATAGTTATCACGTTCACGGCGCTAGACTGATACAGCTGGAAGGGGACTATACGCACGTTCTAAGGCTGCTAACAACGTTATTTGCACTTGTGTATGCGAAGAATATTATTCGCAATTTCAAGTTGATACAGCCGGATAACGAATTTATAGCAGTATTGGACATGCTGATTAATACCAAGTATGTAGAATTTATAAAAAAATTGAAAAATGGAGTATTTCACAGTGAAGGAACTAACAAGGTCGGTGACGGCGGAAGCCCGGAAGATAGACAACGCACCGACGCCGGAAGCGGAGGCGAATCTGAAGGCATTAATAAATAATGTACTAGACCCGTTACGGAAGGCATACGGGCGCCCGATAACGGTAACTAGCGGTTATCGGTCTCCTAGGCTTAACGCGGCGGTAGGGGGCGTAAAGACGTCACAGCACCAAAGGGGCCAGGCCGCAGACATAACCGCAGGCAGCCCGGAGGAAAATAAAAAACTATTCGATTTGGCACAGGAATTGAACCTACCATTTTGTCAACTCATAGACGAGAAAAAATACAAGTGGGTGCACATCTCATATGATAAGAATAACGTTAAAAGACAAGTACTGCATTTATGGGCAGGTTAAACCAAATACTAATACTAGCCGTCGCACTGGCGGCTATATTGCTTTTCTTCGCGTTCGGGAAGATACGGAAACAAAAGGCCGAGATAGACCGCCTAGATTGGAATATAGAGGCGGTAAATGCTAAGGCTATGCAATACAAGTCTACGGCAGGAGATTACGCGGAGCGTGTGAATACCTTAACTATAGAGAAATCAGAACTAGAACTATTTAATGCAGACCTTAATAATAAGGTACGCGAGCTAGGCATAAAGAACCGGGAACTAAAGAATGCCACACGCACCGAGACAGTTACGAGAATCGACACGGTAGTAAAGACCATAGTAGACGTATCTGGGACGAAAAGAACGGCGCATTATAATGACGGTTGGAACGATATAAAGGTTGAGAGCCTTCCGGACAGTACGAAATTAGAGGTACATTGCACTGATTCGCTAGACGTAATTACGCACATCAGGCAAAAGAAGTTCCTTTTCTTTAGAATCGGCAAACCGAAACCCTATACCACCGTCTCGAACAAGAATCCGAAAAATACGCTTCATATTAGGTTTTCAGCAAAATTCGACTAAAAATATTTACAATCGCAACCTATCTATTACACCTATCTGTGACACATAACTAGCTGTGTATCAAGCTACAAACTTTTTGCTGTCACAGATAAACATTTTTCATCAGTGACACTAAACCCGCAGTAAATCAAGTACTTAGAGCTAGTGTAATAGATGTAATAGATAAATCGTATAGAGATAAAATAGAAAAGTGCTATAAATGTTAATATATATCAAATCGTATATAGTATATTTTCATTTTAGACTAATAGAGAAAATGCTGTTACATCTGTGACATTACGCCTAACTTGCTGAGCTACTGCATGTTAGGCGTCATTTTTCATCTGTGACACTAGCAATGTATCTGTGACACCCCCAAAAATTGTTAATCGTAGTTAAATACACAAAGCTTTTTCGGAAAATGCTTTGTAGTTCAGAAATAAGCCGTATCTTTGCAATGTCGATAAGGAAATGAGAACCCCGCCAATCGTAACCAAAGGGGGTGAGAAGGGAAACACGGACGGTATCCCAATTCATTTGAAAAGACGGTGTGGTATCCACTTAATTGAAGCTATAAAGCCGGAATCCTTATAACGACAAAAACTGTAAACCATACTAAATTTTATAGCACTATTCCGGAAGGCCGGAGAATCGGACTAATAATTACTAGATATGGGATATTTAAAAATTTACCGACTAGAAAAGTTTTTCTACGACACGGTAAAAAAGCGAATCTTTGAATGTCTTAACCTGCGGACGATAAATGAGCTATACGGGCGCAAAGGCGCTGTTAGCATAGCGGAAGTATTTGCAAAGGAACTAGAGGAAGAAGAAGCCGGAAAAAGATTTGAATATAACATCCGGGGCTTTATCATACCGAACGCCGACAAGTATCTATCCGTCTACGAGCAAGCGCGCCAACGCGCCTTTATAGATTACTTATACTCTCGGAAGGGGCAATTTAGAACGATGAAGGAAACAAAAGAAAATCGGAAAGGAAATGGAAGGAAAAAGAGAAAATGACCTACTGACAGTAGCACAGGCCGCACGCCTAGTAGGGTGCACGGAAAACGCTATCCGGTATCAGTTGCAAACCGGGAATCTTACTAGATTTGAAAATGCAGCCGGAAAGATACGTATATCACGTAACGAAGTATTAGATAAACTTTTAAATTTTGAAAAGAAATGAGAATTAGTTTTGAACTAAACACCGAGAACGAGAACCCGAGTATGTTACAGGCGACAGCCGAGTATCTGAACAACCTTGCAAAGATTAACGTAGGGCACGCAATTGAACCCGTACGGGGATTTATAGAACCCGAATCGGATAAGTGTGCGGGCGAAGAAGAAAAGCCCGTAGAGGACTTTAAAAAAGGCCCTATCAAAGAGAGTATCGCCGAATCTATCGAAGCAGTAAGGGAACAACTAGCCGCCGAGAAAGAAGAAGCTAAAAAACCTACTAGACGCAGAGCGGCTAAAAAGGAAGAACCGGAAGTAACAGAACCGGAACCAGCTAAAGAACCGGAACCAGCTAAAGAACCGGAACCAGCTAAAGAACCGGAACCAGCTAAAGAACCCGTCACAATCGAACAGGCCAAGGCCGTCGCAATGAAGGCGCTAAATAGGGGTCGTAGGGATGTGGTAAAGGACGCATTCGGGTATGTGGGTGCAACGTCTTTCCCTTCACTTCCCGCGGAGAACTACGCCGACTTCATCAAGTACATAGAAGAAAACCTGTAATGAAACAAAATCATAGCGAAAGAGAACACGCGCTATTATCCCCTAGTTCATCTAGCCGTTGGTTGAATTGCACCCCTTCGGCTAGGCTAGCGGAGAACGCAGAAAATAAATCAAGTGTATATGCCGAAGAAGGCACTTTATTCCACGAGATTTGCGAGTACTGCCTAGCGCAATGGAATGCCGGAGTATGGGAACCCGACCCGTTCGGGGAAGAACTTCCGGAACTTAAAGACGACCATTTGATGCACCCGCTATTTAAACAAGAAATGTTCAAGCACGCCCGCAATTATTGCGATTTCGTGATGAACGAGAACTATAACCTAGAAAAGTCGGACGGGGCGTGCGAATTGCTGCTAGAGGAAAAAGTAGATATCTCCGAATACGCGCCGGAATGCTTCGGCTCCGTTGACTGTCAATTAGTGGGGCGTGATACGCTGATAGTTATCGACTTGAAGTACGGGGAAGGCGTTAAAGTCTACGCAGAGCGCAACACACAAATGATGTTGTATGCACTTGGAGCGATTAAGGGGAAACCGTCTATAAAGACTATCCGCCTAGTAATAGCACAAGTACGGTTAAATCATTTCGATGTGTGGGAAATATCAGCTAACGACTTGTTACAGTGGGCTGATAAGGTTCTGAAACCAACCGCTAAAAAGGCGTTCGCCGGAAATGGAGAACAAAAATTAGGTGATTGGTGCGGTTTTTGCCCTGTAAAGGCACAATGCCGTAAACAGTACGAGGCGGTAGTATCGGACTTCGATAAGTACGAATACCCGGAACTATTGACGGAAGACGAGATTTGCGACCTTATTGAAAAGATAGATAAATACAAGGGCTGGCTAGAGAGTGTCAACAAGTTCGTGTATGATGAGGCGTTAAGGGGCCACAAATGGAAAGGCTACAAACTAGTATCGGGAAGGTCTAACAGGGTGATAACTGATGAAGAAGCCATACGGCAAGACCTGTTATCCAAGAAATACCTAGAAGATGAGATTTTTAACATCAAGTTGAAAGGTATTGGGGACCTAGAGAAGTTAGTAGGGAAAAAGCAATTTTCAGCCCTTTACGGACAGTATGTGAAGTCCAAGCCGGGCAACCCTAAACTAGTTCCGGACAGCGCGCCAGGGGACGAGATTAACCCGCTAAGCGATTTCGACATTGAAAGCTAACAAATATTAAAATAAGTAAAGCGATTGCGGGATATAAAAATAGAGCTATATCTTTGAATTGAATTAAAAATCCTATAAAAATTTAAAGGCATGAGTAAAAAATTGATTTTAAAAAATGTGAGATTTTCCTATGTAAGAGTATTCGAGGCCGCTCCGATTATGGACGGAAATACAAACTATTACAGCGTATCCATACTTATCCCTAAATCAGACACCAAGCAGGTGAACGAGATTAAAAAGGCGCTAAAAGAATTGGCGGACGAATTTCTAGCCAACAACCCGAAATTAAAGGGTGTGCTTCCGGAAGGTTGGAGAAACCCGCTAACGGACGGTGATAAAAAAGGCGATGAAGGGTACGCGGATATGTGGGTACTTAACGCCAAAAGACAGGAAAAGAACGGGGCGCCGATTGTTATCGACAAATATAAACAACCGATTACGGTTAAAGAAGATATGTATTCAGGGGCATGGGGAACCGCTTCACTAGGTTTGTTCACTTACTTTAAGTCCGCTACTAGTTGCGGCGTTGGCGTTGGGCTTAACGGGATTCAAAAAGTTACAGACGACGACCGATTAGACGGGGGAGCAAGCGTTAACGACTTCGATTATGAAGGAGGCGAAGGCGGTTTAAGTGATTTTGAATAACATTTTACAGAGTTTTAATTTTTATTTATTTATTTATTGACCGATTTTATTTTATAACAAATGTGCGAGGTCCGCCCGAGTAGAAGCGGGTGGGCCCTATTTTTTACCCCTAAAATTAAAACAAATGATTAACCCAATTTACATAGACTTTGAGACGTATTCCAGCGAGGATATAAAGACGGGCGGCGCATACAGATACACGTCCGCAATCGACTTTGAGATACTCCTAGTAGGTTATGCAGTTGGGGACGGTGATGTAGTTATAGTAGATGTTGCGAATGATAGTGCCGAATGGAAAAGATTTAAAGATGTTATGCAGGACGAACGCTACACGATAGTAGCGCACAACGCGCAATTTGAAAGATTGTGCCTAAAGGCCTACGGTATTAACATTCCGGCAAAGAGATTCTTATGCACCGCGTCACTGGCATTATACGCAGGTTTCCCCGAATCGCTTAAAATGGTATCCGAAGCGCTAAATCTGAAAGAAGGGAAGAAGGGAACCGGATCGGCCCTAATAAAATTCTTTTGCCTTCCTCAACAAGGCAAGGCCGGAAACACGTACCGCAACTATATGCGGGATTTCCCCGAGAAGGCCGAGGAATTTATGGATTATCTACGTTATGATGTGCTTTCAGAACGAGAGGCATACCATAGGTTAGAGTATTGCGACTTTCCCGAATCGGAAAGGGAAGTATATGCGCTAGACCAGTATATTAATGACGCCGGGATAAAGATAGATACAGAGCTAGCCACGAATGCGGAGAAGATTAACAACGAGTTTTGCGACGGACTGAAAAACCGTATAAAAGGCCTATATGGAATATCTTCCCTAAAGTCAACCGCGCAACTAAAAAATTTCTGTCTTATCCGTACCGGAAAGAGTTTCGATTCCTTCCGGAAAGAGGATATAGACGGCATTATAGAGGAATGCAATGACGAACAAGTAGCGGACGTATTAGAGTCCCGTAAAATTATCAATAAGACCAGCAACGCCAAGTACACGTCAATGTTAAGTTGCGTATGCCCGGACGGACGTGTACACGGATTGTACCGTTACTATGGGGCGGGGCGTACAGGCCGTTTCGCGGGGCGTCTCGTGCAAATGCAGAACCTACCTCGCAATTATATAACGGAGCTAGACGCGTGCCGTGATGACGCTAAGAAGGGCGATTTAAGTACGTTCGAAATGCTTTGGGGCGATGCGCCGGGAATGCTTTCCCAACTTATCCGCACCGCCTTTATAGCTGATACCGGAAAGATATTCGTAGTAGCGGACTATTCCGCAATCGAGGCGCGCGTATTGGCGGGCCTGGCCCGTGAAGAATGGCGCCTAGATGCTTTCCGCAATGGAAAGGATATATATGTAGTATCCGCTAGCCGTACATTCAGCCTACCGGAAAATCAGTGCGGCAAAGGTACACATTACAGGCAGCAAGGAAAGGTAACGGAGTTGGCACTAGGATACGAAGGTTGGGTAGGGGCTATGGAGGTTATGGATTATGAAAAATCAATTGATCCGGCTCTATACAAGGATATAATACTACGTTGGCGGGACGCTTCCCCACGGATAGTCGAATTTTGGGAAACATTGGATTCAAAGGCAAAACTTTGCATACGTAACAAAAAGAGGGTAGATGTAATAGTGCACGGTGTATGGGTGTGCGCGTTCGAGTGGTTCACAGAGAACAATTCACTCGCTATCCTGTTACCTTCCGGGCGCCGCCTATTTTACCCGGAATGCCGGATAAAGACCAAAACAATAAAGGGCAGGGAACGCGATATTATAACCTACATGGGAACGAACCTAGTCGGAAAATGGGCAGAGTTGGACACATACGGCGGAAAGCTAACCGAGAATATAACACAGGCGGTAAGCCGCGATTTGTTAGTACACGGAATGCAGACCATAAGGGAGAGATTTCCGGATGTGGATATAGTGGGGCACATACACGACGAGACGGTTAACGAGGTGCCTCTAGACGATTTCGGAGAACCAACCGTAACATTACGGGAGATTTGCCAAGCTATGGCGACCACACCGGAATGGGCCGAGCCGTTCGGCATCCCGTTGAACGCGGAAGGATTTATAAGTAATTACTATAAGAAGGATTAAATATGAATAAGTACACATTGTCGGTTGCAGGTAGTTCGGCGTCTTTAAAATGGTCTACTGTCAGATATACGTGGGAGGATTTTTTGGAACGCCTCAACCGCGATATACGCAGTACGGAGACTATGCGCGATTTTGACCGCCTCGACCGCACCGCTCGCGCCAATCTGAAAGACGTTGGCGGATATATGGCGGGAGAGTTATCCGGGGCTAGACGTCTTAAAAGTGCGGTATTATCACGGTCTATGATAACATTAGACGTTGACTATGCCGACAGTCTTTTTCCTGTGGAGTTTGAGACTAGGTTTCCCGGGGTAGCAGCCGTTATATACAATACGCGTTCAGACCGGGAAAAGAGCAGGCGGTTATTCCGTTCGCCGAAGAAGTGCGGGACGCGGCGCAATACGAGGCTGCCGCGCGTAAAATGGCGGAATTGATAGGAATAGACCTGTTCGACCCAACCACATTCCAAGCCGAACGGATGATGTATTGGCAGTCCCTCTCATCAGACCAGCCGAAAGTTTTCGAAGTGTTCGAGGGTGAGCCTATCAGCGCCGAATACCTGTTATCCCTGTACGGGAATAATGAGGAGTGGCGAGATATCCGTAATTGGGCGTTCAAGTCAGACCAGGAGAAAGAGACACGCGCAATTGTCAGTAAGGCAATGGCGCAGAACCCCCGCGAAAAGGCGGGTCTAGTAGGGGCGTTTTGCCGGGCTTATTCCGTTCCGGCGGCTATCGAAAAGTACCTTTCGGACGTGTACGAGATAGCGCCGGGAAACGACCGTTACACTTACAAGGCGGGGCATAGCGTGGGCGGTATGATAGTATTTGACGACCTATTTTGTTTCTCGTACCACTCCACCGACCCGATAGCGGACGGGCACGCATACAACGCATACGACCTTGTGCGTGTGCATAAGTTCGGGCGCCTAGGCAAAGAGGACAGCACAAAGGAGATGAACAAACTGGTTTGCGCGGATAAGGAATGCGTTAAAGACATGGTTACACCGGATGCCGACCTAGACGATTTCGACGATTACGGGGATGCAGTGAAGTCAGATAGCACCAAGGAAGTTACGGAACTTGTGTGGGATTTAGACGGAAAAGGAAACAAGCAAGTAACAGTTAACAACTTCGTTAACGCCTTCAAGTCCGACCCCCTGTTAAATGGGCTACTGGCTTATGACATGCTAAAGGAGACGATAGTATTTACCCGCCCGTCATTCACCGCCAAGGGAAGCAAGAAGGGCGACCTAGTCAATGATACGGATATCTCCATTATCAAGGGCCGCATAGAACGCATGCACGGGATATACAATGATGCCAAGCTGAACGACGCGATAGAGCAGGTTAGCAGTGATAACGCTTTCCACCCTATCAAATTGTATCTAGAGTCGTTGACATGGGACGGAGTACCGCGCATTGACACATTTCTAGTTGATTATATGGGGGCCGAGGATAACGCATATACTCGCGAGGCGTTCCGTAAAATGCTGCTAGCAGCCGTTGCCCGCGTATACGAGCCGGGGCGAAAGTTCGACACCGCTCTAGTGTTCTATTCCGAGCAAGGGGTAGGAAAGTCTACCCTTATCCAGCGGCTTTCTAAAGGCTGGTTCAACGACTCGTTAACCAACCTATCCGGGAAAGAGTCATACGAGGCTATTCAGTTTGCGTGGCTAGTGGAGCTAGCCGAGTTATCCGCCCTACGAAAATCAGACGTTGAGGCTGTTAAGAACTTCATATCAAAGAGGGAAGATACGTACAGGGGCGCATACGCTAGACGCGTGAAAACTCATAAGAGACAATGCGTATTTTTCGGCTCTACCAATGATGACGAATTTCTGAAAGACGCGACCGGAAACAGACGATTTTTTCCCGTGGAGGTGAAACGCACAAGGAAAACCCACCTTATATTTGAACCGGAATTTGATGCCATTGTAGACCAACTTTGGGCGGAAGCAATGGAGGGGTACATGTTAGGTGAAGCCCTCACACTATCGGATGAAGCGGAAGCCATTGCCGGCGGAACGCGCGAGGAGTTCACAGAGCGCACACCGATACAAGGTCTTATAGAGGAATACCTAGATAGACTTTTCCCGGCTGACTATGAAGATAGATTCCTAGCGCAACGCCTGGATTTCCTTAACGGCGATTTAGGGGAGGAAGGAACGGAAACTAAAAACTCTTTCAGTCTTATTGAATTATGGACGGAAGCACTAGGAAGGCGGAAAGACGAGTACACAGTAGTTAAGGCCCGCGAGCTATCCAACGCGGTAAAGGCATTGAAAGGGTGGAAGCGTGACAAGCAGGCCCGGCAGAAATTATATGGCCCGCAGGTTATCTATAGGCGAGTGGGTGCGGGTATTACAAAATAATGAGTATATTTGCCGCGAGAGAATCAATTAATACTCATTCAATTAATCACCGACTACTATTTAAGGGGTTTACAGTTCAGAAGGGAGACGTTGTGAAACGCTTCCCTTTATTTATTTGTGTTAAATCTACAAAGAATTTTCTCAAAAAGCTTTGTAGTTCAAAAAGTATCCGTATCTTTGCAATGTCGATAAGAAATCAATAACCCTTTAAAATTAAAAGATATGGCAACTAAAGTAATAGACGAAAAGAAGAAATTTAGCTACGTAGTAACATTCGATTTGTTCAGACAAACCAATGTTAAGATATCAGTAGGTAATAAGATATACGAATTCGTGAACGTAGTCAACGACTATAACACCACTAACGGGTGTATCACTATCGCGGTTCTGTACGACCTTAAGAGCCAAAAGTACGTAGCCGTAAATATACACGACGAGAAGTTTAACAGCAAAGAATGTGTGATAATAAAGTAATTAATAACCGAGGCGGGGCGACCCGCCAACAAAACCCCTAAAGATATGAAAATTAAAGTAACATTTCACCTCCTAGGAGGAAAAGACACAACGGTAACAATGGAGGTCCCGCAAGGATCTATTGCAGACCTGCTAAGAGAAGATTGTTTCATGGACATAGCTAATAAGGCGTCCACCAAAACAGGGGGCCGTACACGATACGGATATCTTAGAAAGATAGAAGATAAAGATTATTAACGCCATAGAAATATGAAAAAGAATATACTTACATTTTTAGCGTACCTGTTTTGGGCCGTAGCTTTCGTAGCGTTTGTGTTATTATTCTGTGAACCAACAACTAATATATAAAGATTATGTTTGAGATTTTAAAAGTAACCGTTATATTTGGAGGCGGTACAGTAGTCAAGTATCAAGGGGACAAACTAACCGCCCTTATCGGGTCCCGTGAAGTTAATAATGTAGAGACGGTCCGCGATATAGCGAAGTTACGCGTAAAAGACCAATTACGTGGTTTTGCGGTCAGCGCCCCGAAACGGGTCATATTAGCGTACAGAGAGAAGGAATAAATTAAAATCAATATGGAACCTAATATGTAAGAGTAATGAGTAACAGAAAGAAACTAAGAGGGACAAGGGACGGCGCCACCCGCATAACGCCGGACAAGTCATTTAACGGCCAGCTTATGGGAGTGTACAAATTGGAGGTCTACGATAAGAAGTCGGACAATTGGAGCACCCTAGAGGGATGCAGTAATTTAACGTGGGGGCAGGCAGTCATAGCCAGTACCAATTACACCGCGTTACGGAGGGAATGCAAGGTAGCTAACAATACCGTTATACGGATAGTAAGACCGGGAATCGATGAAGGCGAACGAGACGAGTGAAAAGGTATTTGAACGTACTTTATCTAAGTACGTCAACGACAAAGGAGGGATAGCAGTAAAATTGCTATCCCAATTTGTTAACGGACTTCCCGACCGCCTGTACTTGATACCCGGAGGGCATGCGCTGTTTGTCGAGTTCAAGAGCACAGGAAAGAAACCGACCAAAATACAGGAGCATATCATAGACCAGATACGGAGGGTAGGATTTACCGTTATGGTAGTGGACAGCCCGGAGACGTACAAAAATGCTGTTTTGTACATTGATACGTTACTAGGTGTTAATATCGAATGAATGGGTATAACGAATGTTAATGTTTTGACAAAAAGTTTGGTAGTCCGGAAAGTATCCGTATCTTTGAAGTGTCAAAAGGAAATAACCACTTAAAATTAGAAGGTATGAAAAAATATTTTGTAAACGGAAAAGAGATATCAGAACAAGAAGCAAAAGCTATTGAGGCAAAGAACGCCGAATATATAAGTAGTATGGACTTCTCGTTGTGGGCAAAATGCGAATTTATAACAGTGATAACCCTTTAAAAATTAAAAGATATGGAAATTAACAGATATTCATGGTTACTTAAGGTTGTTGACCATTCAGAACCGGAACTTAAGACTAGCTTTATTGACTTGTACGGATTAACAGAAGGTGAAGCGATAGCAAAGGTACACGAGATAAAAAATGAATTCCTATCGTGTAAATTATACAGACTCTACATAGTTATATAATATGAAGTACAAGCAAGGAGAACTAACCGAGGCGGATATAAAGAAACGCCAAAGGTTTTGGAATAAGAAGGGGGTCTTTCGGGACCCCTACAAAGAAAGAACTAGAAAAGAGTTCCAAGGAAATGCAAAAGGTGCTTGCCGCTATGAGGAACTTCACGAGGGAGGATATAGAATATGCTTTGCGGATCTCCCCGAAAACATTTAAAATAAACCAATCAAATAGCATTTAAAAAGTAGAATCACGAAAAAGTTAATGAGTATTTTAGCAGTAGTTTTGTTTGCAGTTAGTGCAATGGCACAGGTAACAAGCCAGTCCGGAAAATTGGAAACTATCAAATCGTTCCGCCTGGGAACCTGTAAGCTAGTCAAGGTAGAGAAGGGAAGCGCGGTAACGTATCAGATAACCGCCCTAATCGCAAATGCAACGTCTCATGAACTAGATATCCCCCTAGGGGATGAAAAGGCCGCGGTGGCCCTCTTAACGTCCCTATCGGAATATAAACCGACCAAGGGTGAAGTAGTCAATCTTAATAACGTGGACGGTAATACAGCTACCTATTCAAAGTTTAACGGCACGTGGCAGATATACGGACGTGGTCGCACTCTGTACATAGCAGTGGGCAGAAAGGAATTGTCAACAATGGCTAAAGTAATAGGAGGCAAATAATATGGAGTCCACAGAAAGAGACTATAACGAGTTATACAGTAACGGAAATGATTATATAAAGGTTTTCGTACATGCGGGACTGCATAACATATATGCAGCGACCAACGTAAAGACAAAGGAACGGAAACGATTCAACTCCCTTAAGGACCTGGAATCATATCTATACAATAAAGAGTATCACCTTGTTATGACAGACCGTGCTACGATATTCGCCCGTAACATTATGGAGGGCCTCTCCCCTCAATCCGTTATAGACCTGGTCACTAGGCGCGACGGGACGCGGAAAGAGATTTGTTTTCAGAGGGAAAACAGAACGTACACCGGGTGGATAATAGGCAAAAACCCATGCGGTAAGCGGGAAGTAATTGTCAGATGCAATTGCCCCGGCGCCTATACGACCGTTACCGGACATAAGACCGTAATGGTACCCGTCGAGAATATTATACTATTGTCGGATTATTAATTTACTAGAGTCATGGAAGAATTTAATAAGAAACTTAAAGTAGACCGTATCAATCAGTTCGGGCACCTCGTTAAGTCTATGGCGAACGGTACGCCCGCTGAAGGGTACACAATCGGGGACGCTATAAAGGCGTTGCCGGATAACCTCCAACAATTCTT